TTAGTACACAAGTTTTTCTAATTTTTGCTCTAACTCTCTGTCCATTTTCTCTGTTACATGTGTATACACCTTTATAGTCGTTTTTTCATCTGTATGTCCTACTCTTTTCATAATTGCTTTTAACGATATATTCATTTCCGCCAATAAACTTATGTGTGTATGCCTTAGTGTGTGAGTAGTAACTTTTTTATTTATATTTAATGATTCTGCAGCTGAGGACAATCGTTTGTTTATCCTACTGCCTTGCATAGGATTTCCTTGGCAAGTTGTGAATATAAACCCTCTATCAACATAGCTTGGTTCCCATTGTTGCATCTTTTTATTTTCTAACATTATTTTTTTCAATACATTTGCTATCCTTGAATTGATGGCGATTTTTCTTTTTGAACCTGCGGTCTTCGTAGTATCTTTGTGACCAAATCCAGCATTACATTTGATTCTGTGAATAGTGCCATTAATATCGATCGTTTTATTTTTGAGGTCAACATCTTTAACTTGGAGAGCTAATAACTCACCTATGCGCATACCTGTTAAAGCTTGAACTTCTACAGCCCCAGCAACTAAAATACGAGCTCTATACTGCATGTTATTATCGTTCAGTATAAAATCGCGTATCTGTATTACCTGTTCCATCTCTAAATAGTTGTACATTTTCGCTTCTTCTTTTTCTATATCTTCTATCGTCTTACTCTTCTTTGGTAGTGTGACGCTATTTAATATGTGTTCGTTTGGATAATTGTAAAATTTAACGGCGTATTTAATAGCTTCTTTCATATGTCCAAGTTGACGCTTTACCTGATTTGCAGAATATACGTTTGATAATTCGTTAATAAATGTTTGCATGTACTTTGTATCAATTTTGTTTAAAAGTAAATTTTGAGAACTGTTCTTTTTGATGTTTTTGATTCTTGTTTTCAAATTATCAAGCGTCGTTACTTTAAAGCCAGATGTTTTTATATGATATTCAAGCCATTCATCTAATAACGCGTGAAAAGTCAAAGTTTTTAATTCGCTTGACGACTTGTTGTTTAGTTTTTCTTTTATTTTTTCTTCTAAACGAAACATTGCCTCTTTTTGCGATTGCTTTGTATTCTTATTCAAGACAACACTTACACGTTTCCATTTATCTGTATACGGATCTTTGTATTTCTCGTAGTATCTATACTTCGTTTCATTGTTCTTATTTTTAAATTTTTCAAACCACATTTTACTTCTCCCTCCTCAAAATTGGCAAAAAAATAATAAGGGTAGGCGGGCTACCCGATAAAAATGTATAAAAAAAGACCAGATGAATTAACATCTGGCCAGCCGGATTGGTTACCGGAAATATGATTTTAAGCCGGATTGGTTACCGGAAATTTATATCTTGATTATAATAGATTAACGATAAAAAGTAAAGATAATTATGATAAAATGTTAGCTTTCATAAAATCTTCTATAATTTTTAAAGTTTCTTCATTGAAAGATATATGGCCAGTTGGATCGTAATCATTAAGTGTGCTTATTCTTTTTTTACTGATAGTGATAACTTGAGATGGAATTGCATAAGTTTGTTTGCCTACAAACCTTTCGTAACGCTCAATTATTTTTGCAAGTTGCATATAATTATTTTCAATCTCATCAAGTTCTTTTTCGATTGCTGGATTTAAGTTTTTTACTTTTGTGGATCTTGCGTGCATTTCTTTTATTCTATCCAAATCGAATCGTAAAGTTTTGTGGTCAGTTTTCATTTTTTCTAAAGCTTTTAGTATTAAATTCTCTTGTAATTTTAAAGAAAATTTGGTGTCTTTTGAAGTAAGTGGAACTATAGTAATTAGCTCATTGCGTTTGTTGTCATTTTTATTTAAAACGACGCAAAAATGATTCCCTGAGAATTCAGAACCAATGTTAACACCAAGTTTAGCGTATACAATAGTACCTCTTGGATACACTTTAAAGTTTTTTTGGTTAGTTAAGGTTGTTTCATTTTTAAAAATTATTGATTTTGTAAAAAGCCAGTCATCCAAATATTTAAATTTGAATTTTCCGCTATTGCAAACCTCTTCAAAGTTATTTACAGCTTTTAATATTTTATCTTTGCTACTTTTTTTGGTGGAATTTCTTTCCATCCCTCATCCTCCTCACGCCATATAGGCGTTTATTTCCTATATTCTTCTTCAACATACTTTTTTACTAAATATTCAAGAATAAGTTCGGTCATTAGATCGTTTTCTTCGTACTCTTTATGAAGTTACTTTATTCTTTGAATTAATTTAACCTATCTCCATCTATTTTTTGTGAAATAAATTCCAAGTATTTACGCGCATTATGTGACGATAAATCTTTAGGTAACTCATAAGTGAATGGTTGATTACCACTAGTTAAAACTTCATATACTATAGTTTCTTTTTTTATTTTGCAATTAGTTATTTTCATTATAAACTCCTTTTAAACACTGCTGAAATAGACGTCTTTTATATTAAAGTGCCATATAGGCGCTATTAATCACAATACAACTTTGCCCATTACTTTAATATTACTAAACGAAGCGACTTTGATATCATCATACTTCGGATTTAGAGATACCAAATTAATATAGTCTTCGCATATATCTACACGCTTGATAAGACTTACTCCATCTAATACAACGAGTGCAATTGTACCATCTTTAATAGAATCTTCTTTCTTAATAAAAGCGTATGTTCCTTGTTTTAACATAGGTTCCATTGAATCACCATTAACTAAAATACAAAAATCAGCATTTGATGGCGTTTCGTCTTCTTTAAAAAATACTTCTTCATGCAATATGTCATCATATAATTCTTCTCCTATGCCAGCACCAGTTGCACCACATGCAATATACGATACTAGTTTAGACTCTTTATATCCATCTATAGAAGTGACTTTATTCTGTTCTTCCAATTGTTCATTTGCATAGTTAAGTACGTTTTCTTGGCGGGGAGGTGTGAGTTTGTTGTATATGGAAGTGATGTCGTTTTTTTTATTATTTCTTGTAGGAAACAAATCATCGATACTGATATTTAAAATATGAGCAATTTCAAACAAATCATCTTGTTTAGGAGTTCTGTACCCTGTCTCATAATTTGAAATAGTAGCTTTTTTAGTGTTGAGTTTTTCTCCAAGTTGATCTTGAGTTAAGTTCAATTTGGTTCTATAGTATCTGATTTTATTGCCTATAAATTTCGCTAATTCTTTTTTATCCATTTTCTTACCTCCTTAAATTTACTATAGTATAACCCAATTATTTTTGGTATTCAACAAAAAAAATACACGAAAAGCAAACTTTTATGTTGACTCAAGTACACGTATCGTGTATAGTAGGTTTTGTAAGCGGGAGGTGACAACATGCAATGGAATTTAATAAAGTTGAGAAAAGAAAGAAAGTGTACTCAAGAAGATTTAGCAAACCTCTTGAATATATCAACTGAAGGTTATCGTTTAAAAGAATTAGGAAAGCATCAATTTAAGAATGATGAGATGTTTATTATCGCTGATTTTTTTGACGAAAATATTGGAGATATTTTTTTACCCACAAAGTACACGAAACGCAAACAAACATCTTAAAGGAGACATAACAAATGCAAGACCAATCATTAAAATTAGTAAAACTACAACTAAAATATCATAACCTTTCAGGACAAATTGAAGCTTATGATAAATCACTTAAAGAAATAAGATACACTCGAGATCTTTTCAACAAACATCTAAGCATGAATAACGAAGACGCATTTGCTGGTTTGGAAATGGTAGAAGATGAAATTACTAAAAAGCTACGAAGTGCTATCAAAGAGTTCCAAAAAGTAGTGAAAGCGTTAGACAAGCTTAACGGTGTTGAAAGCGATAACAAAGTTACTGATTTAACAGAGTGGCGGAAAGTGAATCAGTAACATTCACTTCTTAATATAACCACGCTTATCAACATCCACATTGAGCAGATGTGAGCGAGAGCTGGCGATGATATGAGCCGCGTTTAAATACATTCGATAGTCATTGCGATAACCGTCTGCTGAATGTGGGTGTTGAGGAAAAAGGAGGATACTCAAATGCAAGCATTACAAACATTTAATTTTAAAGAGCTACCAGTAAGAACAGTAGAAATTGAAAACGAACCTTATTTTGTAGGAAAAGATATTGCTGAGATTTTAGGATATGCAAGATCAGACAATGCCATTAGAAATCATGTTGATAGCGAGGACAAGCTGACGCACCAATTTAGTGCATCAGGTCAAAACAGAAATATGATCATTATCAACGAATCAGGATTATACAGTCTAATCTTCGATGCTTCTAAACAAAGCAAAAACGAAAAAATTAGAGAAACCGCTAGAAAATTCAAACGCTGGGTAACATCAGATGTCCTACCAGCTATTCGCAAACACGGTATATACGCAACAGACAATGTAATTGAACAAACATTAAAAGATCCAGACTACATCATTACAGTGTTGACTGAGTATAAGAAAGAAAAAGAGCAAAACTTACTTTTACAACAGCAAGTAGAAGTTAACAAACCAAAAGTATTATTCGCTGACTCGGTAGCTGGTAGTGATAATTCAATACTTGTTGGAGAACTAGCGAAAATACTTAAACAAAACGGTGTTGATATAGGACAAAACAGATTGTTCAAATGGTTAAGAAATAATGGATATCTCATTAAAAAGAGTGGAGAAAGTTATAACTTACCAACTCAAAAGAGTATGGATCTAAAAATCTTGGATATCAAAAAACGAATAATTAATAATCCAGATGGTTCAAGTAAAGTATCACGTACACCAAAAGTAACAGGCAAAGGACAACAATACTTTGTTAACAAGTTTTTAGGAGAAAACAAACATCTTAAAAGGAGGAACAACAAATGAACATTCAAGAAGCAACGAAGTTAGCGATGGAAAAAGGAATAAGTATAAGGAGAGAGAATCAAGATGTGTATGGGATATTACCAACTAATTTGCAGCGTTATCAATGCCTAGTCGTATCTAGACACTATAAGAAAAAAAGACAAACCGCCGGCGGAAGGTGGCAGCCTAGCGCAGACGATTTAATAGCAGATGATTGGATTTTAGATTATTAATTTTTTCAAATCTCTAATTAAACCCATAAGTGTTTTGTAATCTTTTTTGGATTCTGATTCTGAGTAGGCGATACCTTCTCGAGAAAGAGCCATCTCAAGAAAACCGCCATCTTCAGCAGAAGCAATTACAAAATCTCTATGCTTTAATTCAAGAACTGCATCGATATAGTCTTCAAAATTAAAACCTAAAAAGAAAGCGTTAAATGAGGATTCATCACTACCGAAATAAGATGCAGAACGTTTAGACATACCTTCGTCAATTCTATCAAGGTAAATTGAATAAAGTTGTAAAAGGACAAATTTAGCTTCATCAGTCATAAGTCATTCACCTCCTTAATAGGAGTATAGCAGAAAGGAGCATAAACAATATGGAAGATATGAAAGAACTTTATTCTTTAAAAATCCAAAAGAAGAATTTAAATAATAAACAAAAGAATTTAATGTCTGTAATTAATCAATGTATTGAACTAGAAAAGTTTTCTTACACTGAAATTAAAAAAGTTCTCTACCTAATTGATAGAGAACAAAAGTATTTAGCTAATAACCGCAGAAAAACATAAGTTAAAAATAATCTAACTCGGACTGCTGGCAATCTTCTAAATATTTTTCATACTGATTTTTAGTTCCGCCCAGAACGTATTCAGTATTGTAGTACGCTTGTCCATTATCCAAAATTTTAACTAATTTTGTACCAACATGAACGATATCCCAACCTTCTTTTAACAGATCGTTGGCTGCATCATTAGCTAAATCGTCATCGAAAGACAAAAGGTGATAGTAGTTTTTCATAATATTCACCTCCTTTCACTAGGAGATAACTAAATTGTACACGAAAGGAGCATAAACAATATGCAAGCATTACAAACAAAATCGAACATCGGCGAAATGTTCAACATACAAGAAAAAGAAAATGGAGAAATCGCAATCAGTGCAAGAGAGTTATACAAGGCTTTGGAAGTCAAAAAACGTTTTAGCGCTTGGGCAGAAATTAACTTAAAGCATTTTAAAGAAAACAGAGATTTTACAAGTGTACTTACAAGTACGGTTGTTAATAACGGAGCTGTAAGACAACTAGAAGATTATGCTTTAACACTTGATGTAGCTAAACATGTTGCGATGATGTCAGGTACAGAAAAAGGTTTTGATTTTAGAGAATACTTTATACAAGTGGAAAAAGCATGGAACAGTCCAGAAATGATTATGCAACGTGCATTAAAAATTGCTAACAACACAATCAATCAATTAGAAACAAAGATTGAACGTGACAAACCAAAGATTGTATTTGCAGATGCAGTAGCTACTACTAAGACATCAATTTTAGTTGGAGAGTTAGCAAAGATCATTAAACAAAACGGTATAAACATCGGGCAACGCAGATTGTTTGAGTGGTTGCGTCAAAACGGATTCTTTATTAAACGCAAGGGTGTGGATTACAACATGCCTACACAGTATTCAATGGAACGTGAGTTATTCGAAATTAAAGAAACATCAATTACACATTCAGACGGTCACACATCAATTAGTAAGACGCCAAAAGTAACAGGCAAAGGACAACAATACTTTGTTAATAAGTTTTTAGGAGAAAAACAAACATCTTAATAGGAGAACACTATGGAACAAATCACATTAACCAAAGAAGAGTGTGTCGAACAATGCATCAATAAAGACTTAAAACTTTTAGATTATCGAGTTCAACAAATTTTAGAAGGTGTTCTATCAGAAAGTACCACATACGGTGATGCAAGAAATAAATTAGAAACATTGAAAATTATTGCTGAATCTCATTTTAAAACCGAACATGCTTCAGTTATTTACAAATTAGCATTGAAAAAGTTAGACAAAAAAATCAACGCCACTCCAATTAAAGAGTGACGAAAAAGGAGGATTTCAAATGTTTAAGATTTTAAATGATATAAAAACTTCTTTAAAAAACCATCCTTGGGGTTGGAAAGAGCACTTACCTTATTTACTGATGTTAACTCTGTCACTTGTGGCTCTGATTTTCGGTGTTCTGTCCGCGATTCTATGATAACAGGTTTTATATAGATTCCTTACCTCCTCTCTGTAGGAGATAACAATATTATACACGAAAAGAGATGTAACAAATGAACATTCAAAAAGTAATGAAATTAATATTGAAAAAAATTCATGAGATGAGGGAGATTTTAAAAAAGTTCAACAAAAATATCAGACACAAAGATCTAATTGTCATCAAAGTGAAAGATGAAAACAGCGTTCCATTAGTCATTTATAAAGGTGGAGAGCTGAAGAGCAAACGAGTAGTTAAATTTTTATGGGTAACTAGAAACGGAAATTACGAAGGTGGTTACGACATAAACATAGAGCATTATGCAAAGAGTGAAAAAGGCAGACCCGGTAGATATGAAAAATCAGGATTTAGAAGTTTGTTTTTTAAGGAGGATTCACAGTGAACAAATTGTGTAAAACAACCCTCCTCATCACAATGGCAGTTGTGACGTGGAAGGTTTGGAAGATTGAGAAGCACACTAGAAAACCTGTGATTAGTAGCAGGGCGTTGAGTGACTATCTAAACAACAAATCTTTAACCATACCGAAAGATGCTGAAAATTCTACTGAATCTGCTCGTCGCCTTTTGAAGTTCGCCGAACAAACTATTAGCAAATAACAACATTATACACGAAAGGAAAGATAGAAATGCCAAAAATCATAGTACCACCAACACCAGAAAACACATATAGAGGCGAAGAAAAATTTGTGAAAAAGTTATACGCAACACCTACACAAATCCATCAATTGTTTGGAGTATGTAGAAGTACAGTATACAACTGGTTGAAATATTACCGCAAAGATAATTTAGGTGTAGAAAATTTATACATTGATTATTCACCAACAGGCACTCTGATTAATATTTCTAAATTGGAAGAGTATTTGATCAGAAAGCATAAAAAATGGTATTAGGAGGATATTAAATGAGCAACATTTATAAAAGCTACCTATTAGCAGTATTGTGCTTCACAGTCTTAGCGATTGTACTTATGCCGTTTCTATACTTCACTACAGCATGGTCAATTGCGGGATTCGCAAGTATCGCAACATTCATATTTTATAAGGAATACTTTTATGAAGAATAAAAAAACTGTTACTCACGGCAATGAGTAACAGTCTAAACAATTAGAAAATTAATGCATATTCAATATAAAACGAAATAAAGGAAGTGTCAACAATGTACTACAAAATTGGCGATGTATGTCAAAAAGTAATTAATGTAGACGGATTCGATTTTAAATTAGCAGTTAAGAAACAAGATTACAGCATTCTAGTGAATGTCTTAGATTTAGAAGATAGATTTATCGACGGTATAAATATAACAGATGAGAATGATCTATACACAGCATTAGACATATTAAATCAATCTATTTATGAATGGATTGAAGAGAACACAGACGAAAGAGACAGGCTAATTAACTTAGTCATGAGATGGTAGGTATAAGCATGAGAGATACAGAAAGAAATATATTGAATATTTTTAAGACGTTATTCGACGAATATACTTTGTCAAACCAACGAGCATTATTGGAAATTGAACGTAATCATCACGGATACTTATCGATTAATTTCTTGCACTATCACGACAGTTACAAAACGAACAATAAGCTTGTACAGATACATGAAATCAATCCGGACAGCCACGAACGAATAAAAAATTTAATTATCGAGGTGTTAAGAGGTCATCGGAAGATTAAAAAAGGAGCATGATGATGGATATAAAAATAAATAAGCTAACAATATCAAACTTTGCTGGAATCAAAGAAGAAAGCTTTAACTTTGACGGTAAAGACACAAAAATATACGGCAATAATGCGACTGGTAAGACTACGACTGCAACCGCATTACAATGGCTGCTTTTCGATAAAGGTTTGGACGGATCAACCAAATCATTTAACCCTGTACCTTTAAACGAAAAAAACGAAGAAAATTATGAGTTAATTCCGACTGTTTTCGCAGAATTTGAAATCGACGGAAAAATAACGACTTTCAAAAAAGAGTCACATCCTAAATACACAATAAATCAAAAGACGAATCGCAAGGAATACTCACGAAGTAGAACAAAGAAACAATATATCAATGATGAATCAATAAAAGTAAAGGATTATAAAGCTCGTATTGATGAACTAATTGATGAAGATGTATTCAAGTTGATTACAAATCCCCAAGCATTTAATTTACTCGATTGGAAGAAACGAAGAAGTTTGTTATTTGAAATTGCAAAACCAATTAATGATGAGGATGTCATTAAAACAAATAACGACTTTAAAAAATTAAATAATATTCTTGGTGATCATGAAATTGAAACAAAGAAAAAGATTCTTACTGACAAGATAAAGCAGATTAACAAAGACATCAAAGATATTCCGATACGTATTAATCAAACACAACAAAATAAGCAGGATGTACCAGAATTCGATAACGATAGATACGCAATTATCAAACAAGAAATTGAGCAACTTGAAAATGAGCGTATAGATATTCAAAACGGTAAGGAAGAAATTAATTTGCGTAATCAATTAGCTGATAAACAATCAGAATTGAAACGCATAGAAGACAATAACAGCGCAAGTAATGAGAACAAAATTTATGCTTTAACAAATGAGTTACACGTTGAAAATGGAACGGTTGCGAACCTTAAAACGAGATTAAAGCAAAACAAACAACAAATTACGCATGAAGAAAATAGACGTAATCAATTATTGGAAAATCACAAAGGACTAAAAAGTGATTTAGAAAAATCTAAAAATCAAAAATTTGAACATCTTGATGACAATGTATGTAGCTGTTGCGGTCAACAGTTACCAACTGAACAAGTGAATGAGGCAAGAGAAAAAGCTTTACAGAAATTCAATGTAAAAAAATCGAAAGAATTAGAAACAATACAAACATCTATCAATCACATTATTTCAGAAGGAAAGAAAATAAAGCCAATCATCGAGAAGTTAGAGGATGACAACAATAATCTACAAATTAAAATCAACGAAGCAGAAGAGCGTTCAGCAAGAATACAAAACAAAATTAATAAGTTGAAAACGACTCATGTTGACGTTACACAAACTGACGAATACAAAGCAGTAATGTTAGAGATAAACGAGATTAATCAAAAACGCTCGAACATTAGGAAAACTATTCAAGATAAAGTTTCAGGAATAGATGACAAAATAAGCGAACTTACTCAAGAAAAATCAGAAATTGAAGTGTCAAGATCAATTGAAAAATCAAATAAACATCTAGATGATGTTATTTCTGAATTAAGAAATGAAGAAGATAGATTATTGGATGAAAAAGAAAAGTATTCACATGACCTTTATATCTTAAAAGAATTTACAACAACAAAAGTCAAAATGCTTACTGAAAATATCAATAATGAATTTGAGATTGCTGAATTTAAGTTATTCAATACCTTAGTTAACGGCGAATTAGAAGAAACATGTTCCACAACGGTTAACGGCGTCGAATACGACAGCGGTTTAAATAACGCCTCAAGAATTAATGTTGGCTTAGATATCATCAATACACTGTCAAAACATTTTAAAGTTACAGCGCCAATATTTATTGATAATGCTGAATCAGTAACAGAGCTTATCAAAACAGAATCACAACAAATTCAATTGATAGTAAATGAACAAGATAAAAAATTAAGAATGGAGACTATATAAAATGACTGAAAATAATAAATTACAAACTATTGAACAACAATTAGTACAAGAAAAGAACGTATCTGACAACGTATTAAACAAAGTGAGAGTTTTAGAGTCACAAGGCAATTTGGAATTGCCAAATGATTATTCACCAAGTAATGCCATGAAACAAGCATGGTTACAAATCAGCCAAGATAACAAATTAATGAGTTGTAACGATACAAGCAAAGCAAATGCCTTATTAGACATGGTAACGCAAGGTTTAAATCCAGCTAAAAATCAATGCTACTTTATTCCTTACGGCAACAAAATGCAGTTACAACGTAGCTATCACGGTAATGTAATGATGTTAAAACGTGATGCAGGTGCTCAAGATGTTGTTGCTCAAGTGATTTATAAAGGCGATACATTCAAGCAAGAAATGGGAGGAACAGGACGTATCAAAGCGATTAAACACGAACAAGACTTCTTTAACATCGACAAAGAAAACATTATCGGTGCGTACTGCACAATCGTATTTAATGATGGACGAGATAACTATATTGAAGTCATGACTATTGAACAAATTAAACAAGCATGGATGCAGTCATCAATGATTAAAGATGAAAAAGCATTACAAAATTCTAAAACACATAATAATTTCAAAGAAGAAATGGCTAAAAAAACAGTTATCAATAGAGCTGCTAAACGTTATATCAACACATCAACAGATAGCAATCTTTTCAAATACGCACAAGAATCCGAACAACGTCAACGCAAAGAAGTGTTGGACGCAGAAGTTGAAGAAAATGCAAATCAAGAACAATTGGACTTTGAACAACCAGTTCTCGAAGAAGCACAATACACAGAATTAGAAAATGATAAGCCTATTGATGTATCTGACTTTGAAGAAATAAAAGAACCTGCAACAGAAAAAGAAAGCGAAGAAGAGCCATTTTAATTGAAACAATAGCAACTGGTTCAAGTGGTAACTGCTACGTCTTAAATGATGGACGTACTACGTTACTACTTGAGTCAGGTATAAAATTTGAACGTGTTCAAAAGCATTTTAAATATAAAACAAGACATATAGCAGGGTGTCTTATCACACACGAACATGGTGATCATGCAAAGTACACAAAGCAGTTTGTCGACAATGGTGTAATCAGCTATATGACTGCTGGAACACAACAAGCTATGAATTTTGAAAGTCATCGCTTATGCACGATTAAGGCAAAGCAAGAGCTGCGAATAGGCACATGGTCAATTCTACCGTTTGACATCGAACATGATGCTAACGAGCCTGTGGCTTTCTTATTACAAAGTACATTAGGTTATAAGGTTCTGTATGTTACTGATACAAAGTATTTGAAATACAAATTTAACGGCATTACGCACATGATGTTAGAAGTTAATTATATCTATGAACAAATGCAGGAAAACATAAAAAACGGCAGTGTGCACAGCACATTAGCAAACAGAATTATGGAGTCTCATTTTAGCTTAGAACATGCTATCGGAATGTTAAAAGCAAATGATTTAACTAGACTCGAAGAAATACATTTAATTCATTTAAGTAGTCAAAATTCAAATGCAAAATACATTAAAAGTGAAATACAAAAAGTGACGGGCGCGCCCGTTTATGTTGGAGGTTTATAAATGCTAAACAGAACAATATTAGTTGGTCGTTTAACTAGAGACCCAGAATTAAGAACCACTCAAAGTGGTGTAAATGTAGCATCATTCACATTAGCAGTTAACCGCACATTTACGAATGCACAAGGAGAGCGCGAGGCAGACTTTATTAATATCATCGTATTTAAAAAACAAGCAGAGAACGTTAATAAATACCTATCTAAAGGATCGTTGACGGGCGTAGATGGTAGGTTACAAACGCGGAATTATGAAAATAAGGAAGGTCAACGTGTATATGTTACGGAAGTTATTGCTGATAGTATTCAATTTTTAGAACCGAAAAACTCAAATGACACTCAACAAGATTTATACCAACAACAAGTACAACAAACACGTGGACAATCGCAATATTCAAATAACAAACCAGTAAAAGATAATCCGTTTGCGAATGCAAATGGTCCGATTGAAATAGATGACAATGATTTACCATTCTAATTTAACCGGTTTGAAAGTGAGGTGTGTATATGACTGGTTGGATAAGTATTGATCGCTCAATTCAAAATCATTGGCTATTTAAAGAAAAGAGAACATTTTCAAAGTTTGAAGCATGGATATATTTACTCATGGAAGCGAATCATTCAAAGGCAAAAGTGCCTATTGGAAACCAAATTGTAACCGTAGAAAGAGGACAAAGATTAACATCGATTTTGACCTTGTCTGACCTTTTTAACTGGTCACGATTTAAAGTGAAAACCTTCCTTGACTTACTCGAGAGTGATGGAATGTTAGAAGTCAAAACAACATCAAAATATACCCTTATAACCATTGTCAATTATGACTTTTATCAAAGTGAGCAGGGCAGGAACCAACATCAAAACGACATCAAACCAACATCAAAACAACATCAGTCAAACATCAACCCAACATCAAAACAACATCAAACCAACACAAACAATAATGATAATAAAGATAATAATGAAAAGAATGTGAATAATGAGAAGAAGAAGGCAGCTGCCTTCGACTTCTTCCAAGATAACGGATTCGGTTTCATAACTCCTTACAATTTAGACGATTTAAATTACTATCTTGATTCATTTGAAAATGATTCAGATCAAATAGTTACCGCATCACTTAAAATCGCTAAAGACAGAAATAAAGTTACTTGGGGATATGCTAAAAGCATTTTGAATACATGGCTTAATGCAAACTTGAAATCTATTGAACAAGTACGTGCATTTGAAAAGCAACAACTGGAAAGCAAAAAGCAAACTAATAAACCTTATGTTAAACCATCGAAAGAAAAAACACCCAAATGGCTCACAGACAGCACGAGAGAAACGAAAACGCCGGAAGTAGATGAAAACCTTGAGAAAGACAGAGAAGCTTTTATTAAGCGTCTAAATAGCAAATGGGAGTGATTGAAAATGGATGCATTTGATAAATACTATCTATTTGATCATGACGGCAACAAAATGTTTTCAGTTACACCACATTTTAAAGATGGTCGGCATTTAGTTGTTGGAATAAAAGAAACAAAATTTAATGGTCGTCGTTGGTATTTAGACGATTATGAATTAAATACACTTATTGATAATGAACAAATGGAGTTAGGACACCAAACAAGCTTATTTGAATATATATGAGGGATTACATGGAGATAGAAATTAAATTTAATGAAGTGTTTAATGCGCCGATGGGGTCGCCCCGTCCACGCTTTCGTAAAACAGGTAGATTTGTTCAAACTTACATGCCAACGTCTTACACAAAGCATAAAGCGTATATACAAGGGCAAATGCCTAAGTTAAATCTAGAGCGCGCACTAAAAATCGAATTAGACTTTTACTTTCCATTGCTTAAATCGTGGTCGAAGAAAAAGAAAAGCGAAATGGTTGGGCAGTATAAAGTGACTAAGCCGGATATCGACAACTTAATTAAAACGGTATTAGATGCTTGTAATGGCCATGTATGGAAAGACGATAACCAAATTACAGAAATAACTAGCTCAAAGCGTTATGGAATTGAGCCCAAAATAATCATACGAATAGAAGAAATATAAGAGGTGGATAAAATGGCGAGAAAAGCAAGAATTGTAACAATAAACGATAAACCTTATAGGTTCAGTAAATTTGAAATGGAATTAATAGAAAGTCACGGTATAACCGCTGGAATGGTTTCTAAGAGAGTAAAAGACGGTTGGGAACTACATGAAGCAATGGACGCACCAGAAGGTACGCGTTTAAGCGAGTACAGAGAAAAGAAAACAATAGAAAGACTGGAACAAGCTAGACTCGAACGCAAATTGGAAAGAAAGCAAAAGAAAGAGGCTGAGCTAAGAAGAAAGAAGCCACATTTGTTTAATGTACCACAGAAACATCCAAGAGGACGTTATGCGTGCTACCTGATGGAAAACGACATATTCGTGAAAGTTAAGAAGTAGATCATGACAGATAACGCACGCAAAGAATACCTAAATCAATTCTTTGGATCTAAGAGATATCTGTATCAGGATAACGAACGAGTGGCACATATCCATGTAGTAAATGGCACTTATTACTTTCACGGTCATATCGTGCCAGGTTGGCAAGGTGTGAAAAAGACATTTGATACAGCGGAAGAGCTTGAAACATATATAAAGCAAAGTGATTTGGAATATGAGGAACAGAAGCAACTAACTTTATTTTAAAAGGGCGGAAACAATGAAAATCAAAATTGAAAAAGAAATGAATTTACCTGAACTTATCCAATGGGCTTGGGATAACCCCAAGTTATCAGGTAATAAAAGATTCTATTCAAATGATGTTGAACGCAACTGTTGTGTGACTTTTGATGTTGATAGCATCTTATGTAATGTGACTGGATACGTATCAATTAACGATAAATTTACTGTTCAAGAGGAGATATAACAATGAAAATCAAAGTTAAAAAAGAAATGAGATTAGATGAATTAATTAAATGGGCGCGAGAAAATCCGGATCTATCACAAGGAAAAATATTTTTTTCAACAGGATTTAGTGATGGATTCGTTCGTTTTCATCCAAATACAAATAAGTGTTCGACGTCAAGTTTTATTCCAATTGATATCCCCTTCATAGTTGATATTGAAAAAGAAGTAACGGAAGAGACTAAGGTTGATAGGTTGATTGAATTATTCGAGATTCAAGAAGGAGACTATAACTCTACACTATATGAGAACACTAGTATAAAAGAATGTTTATATGGCAGATGTGTGCCTACCAAAGCATTCTACATCTTAAACGATGACCTAACTATGACGTTAATCTGGAAAGATGGGGAGTTGGTAGTATGATGCAAACCTATAAAGTATGTCTTTGTATCAAGTTCTTTGCATCTAAATGTGATTATAAATTAAAGAAACATTATTTCGTGAAAAGTACGAATGAGGAAAAAGCCACGAACATGGTATTAAAACTGATTCGTAAAAAGCTCCCGTTCGAAACTGCAAGCATAGAAGTCGAAAAAGTGGAGGCAATATAATGATACAACCAACAAGAGAAGAATTAATTAATTTCATGAAAAAACATGGAGCTGAAAATGTTGACTCTATCACTGATGAGCAAAGTGCAATAAGACACTTTAGAGCTCAATCAAAAGTTTTTAAAGACGAACGTGATGAGTACAAGAAGCAACGAGATGAGCTTATCGAGGATATAGCTAAGTTAAGAAAACGTAACGAAGAGCTGGAGAACATGTGGCGCACAGTCAAAAATGAATTGCTTGGAAGATACGAACATTACTGTTTTAAAATTAGAGAACTACACCCTGAGAGCAAAGCGAACAGGATAGGAGCTCTCTATATAGGAGGTAAAAGCACTGCAGATATTATACTGTCGCGAATGGAAGAACTAGACGGAACAAATGAGTTCTACGAATTTTTAGGGCAAATGGAGGAAGACACAAATGAATAACCGTAAACAAATAGAACAATCAGTGATCAGTACTAGTGCGTATAACGGTAATGACACAGAGGGGTTACTAAAAGAGATTGAAGACGTGTATAAGAAAGCGCAAGCGTTTGATGAAATACTTGAAGGTTTACCTAATGCTATGCAAGATGCACTCAAAGAAGATATTTATCTTGATGAAGCAGTAGGGATTATGACGGGTCAAGTTGTCTATAAATATGAGGAGGATCAGGAAAATGAAAATTAATGAATCTTTGAAGAAATTAAAAGAAAAAGGATACAAAGAAAATGAAGATAAAGCTATTTTTAATTTAGCTGATGGTACGCTAGAAATTTACATCGACCATGACGAAAAAACAATAATTACAGAATTCCATGATTTAAAGGTATTCGTGTCAGAAGATTTAAAAGATAAAAGTATGGAGAGCGTTATGTATGAATTGGCTGGAATTGATGAGGAGGACAAGGAAAATGACTAACATCCTACAAGTAAAGCTATTATCAGAAAACGCTAGAATGCCAGAACGAAATCATAAGACGGATGCAGGTTATGACATATTCTCAGCTGAAACTGTCGTACTCGAGCCACAAGAAAAGGCAGTGATTAAAACAGATGTAGCTGTGAGCATACCAGAGGGCTATGTCGGACTATTAACTAGCCGTAGTGGTGTAAGTAGTAAAACGCATTTAGTGATTGAAACAGGCAAGATAGACGCGGGATATCATGGCAATTTAGGGATTAATATCAAGAATGATGCACAAGTATATTTAACAACTAACGAACAGTGTTTTGATATACAAGGAGAAATGGAAAATTCTTTTGTAAATAATGCTAAGAAAAAACCTTTTACTATAAATGATTATTACGAAATATATAAAGGCGACAAACTAGCTCAATTGGTTATCGTGCCTATATGGACACCTGAACTAAAGCAAGTGGAGGAATTCGAGAGTGTTTCAGAACGTGGAGCAAAAGGCTTCGGAAGTAGCGGAGTGTAAAGACATATTAGATCGAGTCAAGGAGGTTTTGGGGAAGTGACGCAATACTTAGTCACAACATTCAAAGATTCAACAGGACGTAAGCATACACACATAACTAAAGCTAAGAGCAATCAAAGGTTTACAGTTGTTGAGGCAGAGAGTAAAGAAGAAGCGAAAGAGAAGTACGAGGCGCGAAATGCGCCAGTTGATGGAGCGACCAACTTAAACGATATCAAATCAAATATTGGTATCTTTCACGTTGAAAAAGTCGAACCAAACGAGGGTATGGTGGATATTAATATTGAGACAATGAAACCATTCGAGGAGGCAGATGATGATTAACATACCTAAAATGAAATTCCCGAAAAAGTACACTGAAATAATCAAAAAATATAAAAATAAAACACCTGAAGAAAAAGCTAAGATTGAAGATGATTTCATTAAAGAAATTAATGATAAAGACAGTGAATTTTACAGTCCTATGATGGCTAATATGAATGAACATGAATTAAGGGCTATGTTAAGAATGATGCCTAGTTTAATTGATACTGGAGATGGCAATGATGATTAAAAAACTTAAAAATATGGATTGGTTCGATATCTTTATTGCTGGAATACTGCGATTATTCGGCGTAATCGCACTGATGCTTGTTGTCATATCGCCTATATACACAGTGGCTAGTTACCAACACAAAGAAGTACATCAAGGAACTATTACAGATAAATATAACAAAAGACAAGATAAAGAAGATAAGTTCTATATTGTATTAGATGATAAACAAGTCATTGAAAACTCCGACTTATTATTCAAAAAGAAATTTGATAGCGCAGACATACAAGCTAGGTTAAAAGTAGGCGATAAAGTAAAAGTTAATACGATTGGTTATAGAATACACTTTTTAAATTTATATCCGGTCTTATACGAAGTAAAGAAGGTAGATAAACAATGATTAAGCAAATATTAAGATTATTATTCTTACTAGCAATGTATGAGCTAGGTAAGTATGTAACTGAGCAAGTATATATTATGATGACGGCTAATGATGATGTAGAGGCGCCGAGTGATTACGTCTTTCGAGCGGAGGTGAGTGAATAATGAGAATATTTATTTATGATTTGATCGTTTTGCTGTTTGCTTTCTTAATATCCATATATATTATTGATGATGGAGTGATAATAAATGCATTAGGAATTTTTGGTATGTATAAAATTATAGATTCCTTTTCAGAAAATATTATAAAGAGGTAGATAAAAATGAACGAGCAAATAATAGGAAGCATATATACTTTAGCAGGAGGTGTTGTGCTTTATTCAGTTAAAGAGATTTTTAGGTATTTTACAGATTCTAACTTACAACGTAAAAAAATCAATTTAGAACAAATATATCCGATATATTTAGATTGTTTTAAAAAGGCTAAAAAGATGATTGGAGCTTATATTATTCCAACAGAACAGCATGAATTTTTAGATTTTTTTGATATTGAAGTCTTTAATAATTTAGATAAGCAAAGTAAAAAAGCGTATGAAAATGTTATTGGATTTAGACAAATGATTAATTTATCAAATAGAGTTAAGGCAATGGAAGATTTTAAGATGAGTTTCAACAATGAATTTAGTACAAATCAGATTTTTTTTAATCCTTCTTTTGTTATGGAAACAATTGCTATTATAAATGAATATCAAAAAGATATATCTTATTTAAAAAATATAATTAATAAAATGAATGAAAATAGAGCTTATAATCATATTGATAGTTTTATCACTTCAGAGTACCGACGAAAAATAAACGATTATAATCTTTATCTTGATAAATTTGAAGAACAGTTTAGTCAAAAGTTTAAAATAAACAGAACTTCGATAAAAGAAAGAATTATTATTAATTTAAACAAGAGGAGATTTAAATGATGTGGATTACTATGACTATTGTATTTGCTATATTGCTATTAGTTTGTATCAGTATTAATAGTGATCATGCAAGAGAGATACAAGCACTCAGATATATGAATGATTATCTACTTGATGAAGTAGTTAAAACTAAAGGGTACAACGGGTTAGAAGAATACAGGATTGAATTGAAGCGAATGAATAATGATATTAAAAAGTAATTTATATTATCGGAGGTATTGCATTGAATGATAAAGATTGAGAAACACGATATCAAAAAGCTTGAAGAATACATTCAGCACATCGATAACTATCGAAGAGAGTTGAAGATGCGAGAATATGAATTACTTGAAAGTCATGAACCAGATAATGCGGGAGCTGGCAAAAGTAATTTGCCGGGTAATCCGATTGAACGATGTGCAATAAAGAAGTTTAGTGATAACAGGTACAATACATTAAGAAATATAGTTAACGGTGTAGATAGATTGATAGATGAAAGTGATGAGGATACGCTTGAGTTATTAAGGTTTAGATATTGGGATTGTCCTATTGGTTGTTATGAATGGGAAGATATAGCACATTACTTTGGTACAAGTAAGACAAGTATATTACGTAGAAGGAATGCACTGATCGATAAGTTAGCAAAGTATATTGGTTATGTGTAGCGGACTTTTACCCTATGTAAGTCCGCATTAAAACAGTTTATTATGTTAGTATCAGATTAATATTTAAAGTTATTAAATGCTAATACGACGCATGAACAAGAGGCGCATTACTATGTGATGTGTCTTTTTATTTATGAGGTATGAACATGTTCAAACTAATTGTAAATACATTACTACACATCAAGTATAGATGCGTCTTGATACTACTTAAGTTATATAAGGTGAAACATTATGATGACTAAAGACGAACGTATACGATTCTATAAGTCTAAAGAATGGCAAACAACAAGAAAAAGAGTACTAGAAAGAGATAATTATGAATGTCAACAATGTAAGAGAGACGGCAAGTTAACGACATATGACAAAAGCAAACATAAGTCGTTGGATGTAGATCATATATTATCGCTAGAACATCATCCGGAGTTTGCTCATGACTTAAACAATTTAGAAACACTGTGTATTAAATGTCACAACAAAAAAGAAAAGAGATTTATAAAAAAAGAAAATAAATGGAAAGACGAAAAATGGTAAATACCCCCGGGTCAAAAAAATCAAAAGCGATCAAAATACTTGGGGAACGAGCAGGGGCTCGACTTCGCGATAATTTTAAAAATCCATGTATAACCCCCCCTCTTATAACCATTTTAAGGCAGGTGATGAAATGGAGATTATAGTTGATGAAAACTTAGTGCTTAAAGAAAAAGAAAGGCTGCAAGTATTATATAAAGACATACCTAGCAATAAATTAAAAGTAGTTGATGGTTTAATTATTCAAGCAGCAAGGCTACGTGTAATGCTTGATTACATGTGGGAAGACATAAAAGAAAAAGGTGACTATGATTTATTTACTCAATCTGAAAAGGCGCCACCATATGAAAGGGAAAGACCAGTAGCCAAACTATTTAATGCTAGAGATGCTGCATATCAAAAAATAATCAAACAATTATCGGATTTATTGCCCGAAGAGAAAGAAGACACAGAAACGCCATCTGATGATTACCTATGATTAGTAATAAATACGTTGATGAATATATAAATTTGTGGAAACAAGGAAAGATAATTTTAAATAAAGAAAGAATTGATCTCTTTAATTATCTACAAAAACATATATATTCACGAGATGATGTATATTTTGATGAACAGAAAATCGAGGATTGTATCAAATTTATTGAAAAATGGTATTTTCCAACATTACCATTTCAAAGGTTTATCATAGCTAATATATTTCTTATAGATAAAAATACAGATGAAGCTTTCTTTACAGAATTTGCTATTTTCATGGGACGTGGAGGCGGGAAAAACGGTCTAATAAGTGCTATTAGTGATTTTCTTTCTACGCCCTTACACGGAGTTAAAGAATATCACATCTCCATTGTTGCTAATAGTGAAGATCAAGCAAAAACATCGTTTGATGAAATCAGAACCGTTTTAATGGATAACAAACGAAATAAGACGGGTAAAACGCCAAAAGCTCCTTATGAAGTTAGTAAAGCAAAAATAATAAACCGTGCAACTAAATCGGTTATTCGATATAACACATCAAACACAAAAACCAAAGACGGTGGACGTGAGGGGTGTGTTATTTTTGATGAAATTCATTATTTCTTTGGTCCTGAAATGGTAAACGTCAAACGTGGTGGATTAGGTAAAAAGAAAAATAGAAGAACGTTTTATATAAGTACTGATGGTTTTGTTAGAGAGGGTTATATCGATGCAATGAAGCACAAAATTGCAAGTGTATTAAGTGGCAAGGTTAAAAATAGTAGATTGTTTGCTTTTTATTGTAAGTTAGACGATCCAAAAGAAGTTGATGACAGACAGACGTGGGAAAAGGCGAACCCAATGTTACATAAACCGTTATCAGAATACGCTAAAACACTGCTAAGTACGATTGAAGAAGAATATAACGATTTACCATTCAACCGTTCAAATAAGCCCGAATTCATGACTAAGCGAATGAATTTGCCTGAAGTTGACCTTGAAAAAGTAATAGCACCATGGAAAGAAATACTAGCGACTAATAGAGAGATACCAAATTTAGATAATCAAATGTGTATTGGTGGTTTAGACTTTGCAAATATCCGAGATTTCGCAAGTGTAGGGCTACTATTTCGAAAGAACGACGATTATATTTGGTTAGGACATTCTTTTGTAAGACAAGGGTTTTTGGATGATGTCAAATTAGAGCCACCTATTAAAGAATGGGAAAAAATGGGATTATTGACCATTGTAGATGATGATGTCATTGAAATTGAATATATAGTTGATTGGTTTTTAAAGGCTAGAGAAAAATATGGGCTTGAAAAAGTCATAGCTGATAATTATAGAACTGATATTGTAAGACGTGCGTTTGAGGATGCTGGCATAAAACTTGAAGTACTTAGAAATCCAAAAGCAATACATGGATTACTTGCACCACGTATCGATACAATGTTTGCGAAACATAACGTAATATATGGAGACAATCCTTTGATGCGTTGGTTTACTAATAATGTTGCAGTAAAGGTTAAACCCGATGGTAATAAAGAATATATTAAAAAAGATGAAAATAGAAGAAAAACCGATGGGTTCATGGCTTTTGTTCACGCATTATATAGAGCAGACGATATAGTAGACAAAGACATGTCTAAAGCGCTTGATGCATTAATGAGTATAGATTTCTAATAGAGGAGGTGAGACATGAGTATTCTAGAAAAGATATTTAAAACTAGGAAAGATATAACATATATGCTTGATTTAGATATGATAGAAGATCTATCACAACAAGCGTATGTGAAACGTTTAGCGATTGATAGTTGTATTGAATTTGTTGCGCGAGCTGTCGCTCAAAGTCATTTTAAAGTATTGGAAGGTAATAGAATTCAAAAGAATGATGTTTACTACAAGTTAAATATAAAACCAAATACTGACTTATCAAGCGATAGTTTTTGGCAACAAGTTATATATAAACTAATTTATGATAACGAGGTTTTAATCGTAGTAAGTGACAGCAAAGAATTACTTATCGCAGATAGCTTTTACAGAGAAGAGTACGCTTTGTATGATGATATATTCAAAGATGTAACGGTTAAAGATTATACTTATCAACGTACTTTCACAATGCAAGAGGTCATATATTTAAAGTACAACAACAATAAAGTGACACACTTTGTAGAAAGTCTATTCGAAGATTACGGGAAAATATTCGGAAGAATGATAGGTGCACAATTAAAAAACTATCAAATAAGAGGGATTTTGAAATCTGCCTCTAGCGCATATGACGAAAAGAATATAGAAAAATTACAAGCGTTCACAAATAAATTATTCAATACTTTTAATAAAAATCAACTAGCAATCGCGCCTTTGATAGAAGGTTTTGATTATGAGGAATTATCTAATGGTGGTAAGAATAGTAACATGCCTTTTTCTGAATTGAGTGAGCTAATGAGAGATGCAATAAAAAATGTTGCGTTGATGATTGGTATACCTCCAGGTTTGATTTACGGAGAAACAGCTGATTTGGAAAAGAACACGCTTGTATTTGAGAAGTTCTGTTTAACACCTTTATTAAAAAAGATTCAGAACGAATTAAACGCGAAACTCATAACACAAAGCATGTATTTGAAAGATACAAGAATAGAAATTGTCGGTGTGAATAAAAAAGACCCACTTCAATATGCTGAAGCAATTGACAAACTTGTAAGTTCTGGTTCATTTACAAGGAATGAGGTGCGGATTATGTTAGGTGAAGAACCATCAGACAATCCTGAATTAGACGAATACCTGATTACTAAAAACTACGAAAAAGCTAACAGTGGTGAAAATGATGAAAAAGAAAAAGATGAAAACACTTTGAAAGGTGGTGATGAAGATGAAAGCGGAGATTAAAGGCGTCATCGTTTCCAACGAAGATAAATGGGTTTACGAAATGCTTGGTATGGATTCGACTTGTCCTAAAGATGTTTTAACACAACTAGAATTTAGTGATGAAGATGTTGATATTATAATTAACTCAAATGGTGGTAACCTAGTAGCTGGTAGTGAAATATATACACATTTAAGAGCTCATAAAGGCAAAGTGAATGTTCGTATCACAGCAATAGCAGCAAGTGCGGCATCGCTTATCGCAATGGCTGGTGACCACATCGAAATGAGTCCGGTTGCTAGAATGATGATTCACAATCCTTCAAGTATTGCGCAAGGAGAAGCGAAAGATCTAAATCATGCTGCAGAAACATTAGAACATGTTGGTCAAATAATGGCTGAGGCATATGCGGTTAGAGCTGGTAAAAACAAACAAGAACTTGTAGAAATGATGGCTAGGGAAACGTGGCTAAATGCTGATGAAGCCATTGAACAAGGTTTTGCGGATAGTAAAATGTTTGAAAACGACAATATGCAAATTGTAGCAAGCAATACACAAGTGTTATCGAAAGATGTATTAAATCGTGTAACAGCTTTGGTAAGTAAAACGCCAGAGGTTAACATTGATATTGACGCAATAGCAAATAAAGTAATTGAAAAAATAAATATGAAAGAAAAGGAATCAGAAATCGATGTTGCAGATAGTAAAGTATCAGCAAATGGATTTTCAAGATTCCTTTTTTAATACAAAAAATAGGAGGTCATAAAATGACTATAAATTTATCGGAAACATTCGCAAATGCGAAAAACGAATTTATTAATGCAGTAAACAACGGTGAACCGCAAGAAAGACAAAATGAATTGTACGGTGACATGATTAACCAACTATTTGAAGAAACTAAATTACAAGCAAAAGCAGAAGCTGAAAGAGTTTCTAGTTTACCTAAATCAGCACAATCTTTGAGTGCAAACCAAAGAAGTTTCTTCATGGATATCAATAAAAACGTTAACTATAAAGAAGAAAAACTTTTGCCAGAAGAAACAATTGATAGAATTTTTGAAGATTTGACGACGAATCATCCGTTATTAGCTGATTTAGGTATTAAAAACGCTGGTTTGCGTTTGAAGTTCTTAAAATCTGAAACTTCTGGCGTAGCCGTTTGGGGTAAAATCTATGGTGAAATTAAAGGTCAATTAGATGCTGCGTTCAGTGAAGAAACAGCAATTCAAAATAAATTGACAGCGTTTGTTGTTTTACCAAAAGATTTAAATGATTTTGGTCCTGCGTGGATTGAAAGATTTGTTCGTGTTCAAATCGAAGAAGCATTTGCAGTGGCGCTTGAAACTGCGTTCTTAAAAGGTACTGGTAAAGACCAACCAATCGGCTTAAACCGTCAAGTACAAAAAGGTGTATCGGTAACTGAAGGTGCTTATCCAGAGAAAGAAGAACAAGGTACGCTTACATTTGCTAATCCGCGCGCTACGGTTAATGAATTGATGCAAGTGTTTAAATACCACTCAACTAACGAGAAAGGTAAATCAGTAGCGGTTAAAGGTAATGTAACAATGGTTGTTAATCCGTCCGATGCTTTTGAGGTTCAAGCACAGTATACACATTTAAATGCAAATGGCGTATATGTTACTGCTTTACCATTTAATTTGAATGTTATCGAGTCTACAGTCCAAGAAGCAGGTAAGGTTTTAACGTACGTTAAAGGTTTATATGATGGTTATTTAGCTGGTGGTATTAATGTTCAGAAATTTAAAGAAACACTTGCGTTAGATGATATGGATTTATACACTGCAAAACAATTTGCTTACGGCAAAGCGAAAGATAATAAAGTTGCTGCTGTTTGGAAATTAGATTTAAAAGGACATAAGCCAGCTTTAGAAGGTACCGAAGAAACACTATAAAATTTTATGAGGTGATAAAATGGTGAAATTTAAAGTTGTTAGAGCTTTTAAAGACATAGAGCACAATCAACACAAGTACAAAGTAGGGGAGTTGTATCCAGCTGAAGGGTATAACAATCCTCGTGTTGAATTGTTGACAAATCAAATCAAAAATAAGTACGACAAAGTTTATATCGTACCTTTAGATAAGCTGACAAAACAAGAATTATTAGAACTATGCGAATCATTACAAAAAAAAGCGTCTAGTTCAATGGTTAAAAGTGAAATCGTCGACTTATTGAATGGTGAAGACAATGACGATTGATGATTTGCTTGTCAAATTTAAATCACTTGAAAAGATTGACCATAATTCAGAGGATGAGTACTTAAAGCAGTTGTTAAAAATGTCGTACGAGCGTATAAAAAATCAGTGCGGAGTTTTTGAATTAGAGAATTTAATAGGTCAAGAATTGATACTTATACGCGCTAGATATGCTTATCAAGATTTATTAGAACACTTCAACGATAATTACAGACCTGAAATAATAGATTTTTCGTTATCTCTAATGGAGGTATCAGAAGATGAAGAAAGTGTTTAAAAAACCTAGAATTACAACTAAACGTTTAAATACTCGTGTTCATTTTTATAAGTATACTGAAAATAATGGTCCAGAAGCTGGAGAAAAAGAAGAAAAATTATTATATAGCTGTTGGGCGAGTATTGATGGTGTCTGGTTACGTGAATTAGAACAAGCTATCTCAAACGGAACCCAAAATGACATTAAATTGTATATTCGTGATCCGCAAGGTGATTATTTACCCAGTGAAGAACATTATCTTGAAATTGAATCAAGATATTTCAAAAATCGTTTGAATATAAAGCAAGTATCACCAGATTTGGATAATAAAGACTTTATTATGATTCGTGGAGGATATAGTTCATGAGTGTGAAAGTGATAGGTGATAAAGCATTAGAAAGAGAATTAGAAAAACGTTTTGGCATAAAAGAGATGGTAAAAGTTCAAGATAAGGCGTTAATAGCTGGTGCTAAGGTAATTGTTGAAGAAGTAAAAAAACAACTAAAGCCCTCAAAAGATACGGGAGCATTAATTAATGAGGTAAGTTTTAGTAAACCTGAATGGATAAACGGAAAACGTACAATTACTGTTCATTGGCGAGGTTCTAAAGACCGTTATAAAATCGTACATTTAATTGAATATGGACACGTTCAAAAAGAAACAGGTAAATTTATCAAACCTAAAGCTATGGGCGGTGTTAATAGAGCAATAAGACAAGGGCAAAATAAGTATTTTGAGACGCTAAAAAGGGAGTTGAAAAAATTGTGATTGATATTTTGTACAAAGTTCATGAAGTGATTAGTCAAGACAGAATTATTAGAGAGCACGTAAATATCAATAATATTAAGTTCAATAAATACCCTAATGTAAAAGATACTGATGTACCTTTTATTGTTATTGACGATATCGACGACCCAATACCTACAACTTATACTGACGGAGATGAGTGTGCATATAGTTATATTGTCCAAATAGATGTTTTTGTTAAGTACAATGATGAATATAATGCGAGAATCATAAGAAATAAGATATCTAATCGCATTCAAAAGTTATTATGGTCTGAACTAAAAATGGGAAATGTTTCAAATGGAAAACCGGAATATATAGAAGAATTTAAAACATATAGAAGCTCTCGCGTTTACGAGGGCATTTTTTATAAGGAGGAAAATTAAATGGCAGTAAAACATGCAAGTGCGCCAAAGGCGTATATTAACATTACTGGTTTAGGTTTCGCTAAATTAACGAAAGAAGGCGCGGAATTAAAATATAGTGATATTACAAAAACAAGAGGATTACAAAAAATTGGTGTTGAAACTGGTGGAGAACTAAAAACAGCTTATGCTGATGGCGGTCCAATTGAATCAGGGAATACAGACGGAGAAGGTAAAATCTCATTACAAATGCATGCGTTCCCTAAAGAGATTCGCAAAATTGTTTTTAATGAAGATTATGATGAAGATGGCGTTTACGAAGAGAAACAAGGTAAACAAAACAATTACGTAGCTGTATGGTTCAGACAAGAGCGTAGAGACGGTACATTTAGAACAGTTTTATTACCTAAAGTTATGTTTACAAATCCTAAAATCGATGGAGAAACGGCTGAGAAAGATTGGGATTTCTCAAGTGAAGAGGTTGAAGGTGAGGCACTTTTCCCTTTAGTTGATAATAAAAAGTCAGTACGTAAGTATATCTTTGATTCAGCTAACATGACAAATCATGATGGAGACGGTGAAAAAGGCGAAGAGGCTTTCTTAAAGAAAATTTTAGGCGAAGAATATACTGGAAACGTGACAGAGGATAGCGAAGAAACTTTGTAACGAAACCGGCTTCATCGGAAACTGCGGTAAAGTCGGTTAATATACCAGATAGCATTAAAACACTTAAAGTTGGCGACACATACGATTTAAATGTTGTAGTAGAGCCATCTAATCAAAGTAAGTTATTGAAATACACAACAGATCAAACGAATATTGTATCAATCAATAGTGATGGTCAAGTTACTGCGGAAGCACAAGGCATTGCTACGGTTAAAGCAACAGTTGGTAATATGAGTGACACTATAACAATAAATGTAGAAGCATAAGAGGGGGCAACCCCTCTATTTTATTTGAAAATAAGGAGAGTATTATAAAATGGCAAAATTAAAACGTAACATTATTCAATTAGTAGAAGACCCGAAAGCAAATGAAATTAAATTACAAACGTACTTAACACCACACTTCATTTCATTTGAAATTGTATACGAAGCAATGGATTTAATCGATGATATTGAGGACGAAAATAGCACGATGAAACCAAGAGAAATCGCTGACAGATTGATGGATATGGTTGTAAAAATTTACGATAACCAATTCACAGTTAAAGACCTAAAAGAACGTATGCATGCACCTGATGGAATGAATGCACTTCGTGAACAAGTAATTTTCATTACTCAAGGTCAGCAAACTGAGGAAACTAGAAATTTTATCCAGAACATGAAATAAAGCCTGAAGATTTAACATATAAAGCAATGTTGAAAAATATGGATACTCTCATGATGGACTTAATTGAAAATGGTAAAGACGCTAACGAAGTTTTAAAAATGCCATTTCATTATGTACTTTCCATATATCAAAATAAAAACAATGACATTTCTGAAGAAAAAGCAGAGGCTTTAATTGATGCGTTTTAACCTTAACCGTTTGGTTAGGGTTATTTTTTTGAACTTTTTTAGAAAGGAGGTAAAAAATGGGAGAAAGAATAAAAGGTTTATCTATAGGTTTGGATTTAGATGCAGCAAATTTAAATAGATCATTTGCAGAAATCAAACGAAACTTTAAAACTTTAAATTCTGACTTAAAGTTAACCGGTAACAACTTCAAATATACCGAAAAATCAACTCATAGTTACCAACAAAGGATTAAAGAACTTGACGGAACTATCATAGGTTATAAGAAAAATGTTGATGATTTAGCCAAGCAATATGACAAGGTATCTCAAGAACAGGGTGAAAACAGTGCAGAAGCTCAAAAATTACGGCAAGAATATAACAAACAAGCAAATGAGCTGAATTATTTAGAAAGAGAATTGCAAAAAACATCGGCTGAGTTTGAAGAGTTCAAAAAAGCCCAAGTTGAAGCTCAAAGAATGGCAGAAAGTGGCTGGGGGAAAACCAGTAAAATTTTTGAAAGTATGGGACCTAAATTAACAAAAATGGGTGATGGTTTAAAATCTATTGGTAAAGGTATGATGATTGGTGTTACCGCACCTGTTTTAGGTATTGCAGCAGCATCAGGAAAAGCTTTTGCAGAAGTTGATAAAGGTTTAGATACAGTTACCCAAGCAACAGGAGCAACCGGCGGAGAGCTTAAGAAGTTGCAGAATTCATTTAAAGATGTTTATGGCAACTTTCCAGCAGATGCTGAGACTGTAGGCGGTGTTTTAGGGGAAGTTAACACAAGGTTAGGTTTCACTGGCAAAGAACTTGAGAGTGCCACAGAGTCATTCTTGAAATTTAGTCACATAACAGGTTCTGAAGGCGTACAAGCCGTTCAATTAATTACGCGTGCAATGGGTGATGCAGGTATTGAAGCTGATGAGTATCAAAGTGTACTTGATATGGTAGCGAAAGCAGCACAGGCTAGCGGTATAAGTGTTGATACATTAGCTGATAGCATTACTAAATACGGTGCTCCAATGAGGGCTATGGGCTTTGAGATGAAAGAATCAATCGCTTTATTCTCTCAATGGGAGAAATCAGGTGTTAATACTGAAATAGCCTTCAGTGGTTTGAAAAAAGCTATATCCAATTGGGGTAAAGCTGGTAAAAATCCAAGAGAAGAATTTAAGAAGACATTAGCAGAAATTGAAAAGACGCCGGATATAGCTAGCGCAACAAGTTTAGCGATTGAAGCATTTGGTGCAAAAGCAGGTCCTGATTTAGCAGATGCTATTAAAGGTGGTCGTTTTAGTTATCAAGAATTTTTAAAAACTATCGAAGATTCCCAAGGCACAGTAAATCAAACGTTTAAAGATTCTGAAAGTGGCTCCGAAAGATTTAAAGTAGCAATGAATAAATTAAAATTAGTAGGTGCTGATGTATGGACTTCTATTGAAAGTGCGTTTGCACCAGTAATGGAAGAATTAATCAAAAAGCTATCTATAGCGGTTGATTGGTTTTCCAATTTAAGTGATGGTTCTAAAAGATCAATTGTTATTTTCGGTGGTATTGCTGCTGCAATTGGTCCTGTAGTTTTTGGATTAGGCGCATTTATAAGTACAATTGGCAATGCAGTAACTGTATTAGCCCCACTATTAGCTGGTATTGCAAAGGCTGATGGATTAATTAGTTTTTTATCGACTAAAGTACCTATATTAGGAACTGTCTTCACGGCTTTAACTGGTCCAATTGGCATTGTATTAGGTGTTTTGGCTGGCTTAGCAGTCGCATTTACAATTGCTTATAAGAAATCTGAAACTTTCAGAAATTTTGTTAATGGTGCAATTGAAAGTGTTAAACAAACATTTAGTAATTTTATTCAATTTATTCAACCTTTCATTGATTCTGTTAAAAACATCTTTAAACAAGCGATATCAGCAATAGTTGATTTTGCTAAAGATATTTGGAGTCAAATTAATGGATTCTTTAATGAAAACGGAATTTCTATTGTTCAAGCGCTTCAAAATATATGCAATTTTATCAAAGCTATATTTGAATTTATTATAAATTTTGTAATTAAACCAATCATGTTCGCGATTTGGCAAGTGATGCAATTTATTTGGCCGGCGGTTAAAGCCTTGATTGTCAGTACTTGGGAGAATATAAAAGGAGTAATACAAGGTGCTTTAAATATAATACTTGGCTTTATTAAGTTCTTTTCAAGTTTATTCACTGGTAATTGGCGAGGCGTTTGGGACGGCATTGTAATGATACTGAAAGGTACTGTGCAGTTAATTTGGAATTTAATACAACTGTGGTTTGTAGGTAAAATTCTAGGTGTAGTGAGATACTTTGGTGGATTACTTAAAGGTTTAATAACTATTATATGGGTTGCTATAATAGACGTTTTCAAGAAATCATTATCTGCAATTTGGAATGCAACAAAAAGTATTTTTGGATTTTTATTTAATAGCGTAAAATCAATTTTCACAAATATGAAAAATTGGTTATCTAATACTTGGAGCAGTATCCGTACGAATACAATAGGAAAAGCGCAGTCATTATTTACGGGTGTAAGGTCTAAATTCACAAGTTTATGGAATGTGACGAAAGATGTATTTACTAAATTAAGAAATTGGATGTCAAACATCTGGAACTCTATTAAAGATAACACGGTAGGTATAGCTGGTCGTTTGTGGGATAAAGTACGTAATATCTTCGGAAACATGCGTGACGGTTTAAAATCTATCATTGGTAAAATTAAAGATCATATCGGCGGTATGGTAGATGCTATTAAAAAAGGACTTAATAAATTAATTGAAGGCTTAAACTGGGTCGGTGGTAAGTTAGGTATGGATGAAATACCTAGGTTACACACTGGTACAGAGCACACACATACTACTACAAGATTAGTTAAGAACGGTAAGATTGCACGTGATACATTCGCTACAGTTGGGGATAAAGGACGTGGAAATGGTCCAAATGGTTTTAGAAATGAAATGATTGAATTCCCTAATGGTAAACGTGTAATCACACCTAATACAGACACTACTGCTTATTTACCTAAAGGCTCAAAAGTATACAACGGTGCACAAACTTATTCAATGTTAAACGGAACGCTTCCGAGATTTCATTTCGGTACTATGTGGAAAGATATTAAATCTGGTGCATCATCGGCATTTAACTGGACAAAAGATAAAATAGGTAAAGGTACCAAATGGCTTGGCGATAAAGTTGGCGATGTTTTAGATTTTATGGAAAATCCAGGCAAACTTTTAAATTATATACTTGAAGCTTTTGGAATTGATTTCAATTCTTTAACTAAAGGAATGGGAATTGCAGGCGACATAACAAAAGCTGCATGGTCTAAGATTAAGAAAAGTGCTACTGATTGGATAAAAGAAAATTTAGAAGCTATGGGCGGTGGCGATTTAGTCGGCGGAATATTAGACCCTGACAAAATTAATTATCATTATGGACGTACCGCAGCTTATACCGCTGCAACTGGAAGACCATTTCATGAAGGTGTCGATTTTCCATTTGTATATCAAGAAGTTAGAACGCCGATGGGTGGCAGACTTACAAGAATGCCATTTATGTCTGGTGGTTATGGTAATTATGTAAAAATTACTAGTGGCGTTATCGATATGCTATTTGCGCATTTGAAAAACTTTAGCAAATCACCACCTAGTGGCACGATGGTAAAGCCCGGTGATGTTGTTGGTTTAACTGGTAATACCGGATTTAGTACAGGACCACATTTACATTTTGAAATGAGGAGAAATGGACGACATTTTGACCCTGAACCATATTTAAGGAATGCTAAGAAAAAAGGTAGGTTATCAATTGGTGGCGGTGGCGCTACTTCTGGAAGTGGTGCAACTTATGCCAGCCGAGTAATCCGACAAGCGCAAAGTATTTTAGGAGGACGTTATAAAGGTAAGTGGATTCATGACCAGATGATGCGAGTTGCAAAGCGTGAAAGCAACTATCAATCAAATGCAGTGAATAACTGGGATATAAATGCTCAAAGAGGAGACCCATCAAGAGGATTATTCCAAATCATCGGCTCAACTTTTAGAGCAAACGCTAAACGTGGATATACTAACTTTAATAATCCGGTTCATCAAGGTATTTCAGCAATGCAGTACATTGTTAGACGCTACGGTTGGGATGGATTTAAGCGTGCGGGTGATTACGCATATGCTACAGGCGGAAAAGTTTTTGATGGTTGGTATAACTTAGGTGAAGACGGTCATCCAGAATGGGTTATTCCAACAGATCCAGCTCGTAGAAATGATGCAATGAAGATGTTACATTATGCAGCTGCGGAAGTTAGAGGGAAAAACGCAAGTAAGAATAAACGACCTAGTCAATTGTCTAGTGTAAATGGGTTTGATGACCCAAGCTTATTATTGAAAATGATTGAACAACAGCAACAACAAATAGCTTTATTACTGAAGATAGCGCAATCTAACGATGTGATTGCAGATAAAGATTATCAGCCGATTATTGACGAATACGCTTTTGATAAAAAGGTGAACGCGTCTATAGAAAAGCGAGAAAGGCAAGAATCAACAAAAGTAAAGTTTAGAAAAGGAGGAATTGCTATTCAATGATAGACACTATTAAAGTGAATAACAAAACAATTCCTTGGTTGTATGTCGAAAGAGGGTTTGAAATACCCTCTTTTAATTATGTTTTAAAAACAGAAAATGTAGATGGACGTTCGGGGTCTATATATAAAGGGCGTAGGCTTGAATCTTATAGTTTTGATATACCTTTGGTGGTACGTAATGACTATTTATCTCACAACGGCATTAAAACACATGATGACGTCTTGAATGAATTAGTAAAGTTTTTTAACTACGAGGAACAAGTTAAATTACAATTCAAATCTAAAGATTGGTACTGGAACGCTTATTTTGAAGGACCAATAAAGCTGCACAAAGAATTTGCAATACCTGTTAAGTTCACTATCAAAGTAGTACTAACAGACCCTTACAAATATTCAGTAACAGGAAATAAAAATACTGCGATTTCAGACCAAGTATCGGTTGTTAATAACGGTACTGCTGACACACCTTTAATCGTTGAAGCCCGAGCAATAAAACCATCTAGTTATTTTATGATTACCAAAAACGACGAAGATTATTTCATGGTTGGCGACGATGAAGTAACCAAAGAAGTTAAGGATTACATGCCCCCTGTTTACCATACTGAATTTCGTGATTTCAAAGGGTGGAATAAAATGACTGCTGAAGATATTCCAAGTAATGACTTAGGTGGTAAGGTCGGCGGTGACTTTGTGATATCCAATCTTGGCGAAGGATATAAAGCAACTAATTTTCCTGATGCAAAAGGTTGGGTTGGTGCTGGCACGAAACGAGGGCTCCCTAAAGCGATGACAGATTTTCAAATTACCTATAAATGTATTGTTGAACAAAAAGGTAAAGGTGCCGGAAGAACAGCACAACATATTTATGATAGTGATGGTAAGTTACTTGCTTCTATTGGTTATGAAAATAAATATCATGATAGAAAAATAGGACATATTGTTGTTACGTTGTATAACCAAAAAGGAGACCCCAAAAAGATATACGACTATCAGAATAAACCGATAATGTATAACTTGGACAGAATCGTTGTTTATATGCGGCTCAGAAGAGTAGGTAATAAATTTTCTATTAAAACTTGGAAATTTGATCACATTAAAGACCCAGATAGACGTAAACCTATTGATATGGATGAGAAAGAGTGGATAGATGGCGGTAAGTTTTATCAGCGTCCAGCTTCTATCATAGCTATCTATAGTGCGAAGTATAATGGTTATAAGTGGATGGAGATGAATGGATTAGGTTCATTCAATACGGAGATTCTACCAAAACCGAAAGGCGCAAGGGATGTCATTATACAAAAAGGTGATTTAGTGAAAATAGATATGCAAGCAAAAAGTGTTGTCATCAATGAGGAACCAATGTTGAGCGAGAAATCGTTTGGAAGTAATTATTTCAATGTTGATTCTGGGTACAGTGAATTAATCATACAACCTGAAAACGTCTTTGATACGACGGTTAAATGGCAAGATAGATATTTATAGAAAGGAGATGAGAGTGTGATACATGTTTTAGATTTTAACGACAAGATTATAGATTTCCTTTCTACTGATGACCCTTCCTTAGTTAGAGCGATTCATAAACGTAATGTTAATGACAATTCAGAAATGCTTGAACTGCTCATATCATCAGAAAGAGCTGAAAAGTTCCGTGAACGACATCGTGTTATTATAAGGGATTCAAACAAACAATGGCGTGAATTTATTATTAACTGGGTTCAAGATACGATGGACGGCTACACAGAGATAGAATGTATAGCGTCTTATCTTGCTGATATAACAACAGCTAAACCGTATGCACCAGGCAAATTTGAGAAAAAGACAACTTCAGAAGCATTGAAAGATGTGTTGAGCGATACAGGTTGGGAAGTTTCTGAACAAACCGAATACGATGGCTTACGTACTACATCATGGACTTCTTATCAAACTAGATATGAAGTTTTAAAGCAATTATGTACAACCTATAAAATGGCATTGGATTTTTATATAGAGCTTAGTTCTAATACCGTCAAAGGTAGATATGTGGTACTCAAAAAGAAAAACAGCTTATTCAAAGGTAAAGAAATTGAGTATGGTAAAGATTTGGTTGGGTTAACTAGGAAGATTGATATGTCAGAAATCAAAACAGCATTAATTGCTGTGGGACCCGAAAATGACAAAGGAAAGCGTTTAGAGTTAGTTGTGACTGATGACGAAGCACAAAGTCAATTCAACTTACCTACCCGTTATATTTGGGGAATATACGAACCTCAATCAGATGATCAAAATATGAATGAAACACGGTTGCGTTCTTTAGCCAAAACAGAGTTAAATAAACGTAAGTCGGCAGTTATGTCATATGAGATTACTTCTACTGATTTGGAAGTTACGTATCCGCACGAGATTATATCAATTGGTGATACAGTCAGAGTAAAACATAGAGATTTTAACCCGCCATTGTATGTAGAGGCAGAAGTTATTGCCGAAGAATATAACATAATTTCAGAAAATAGCACATATACATTCGGTCAACCTAAAGAGTTCAAAGAATCAGAATTACGAGAAGAGTTTAACAAACGATTGAACATAATACATCAAAAGTTAAACGATAATATTAGCAATATCAACACTATAGTTAAAGATGTTGTAGATGGTGAATTAGAATACTTTGAACGCAAAATACACAAAAGTGATACACCGCCAGGAAATCCAGTCAATGATATGCTTTGGTATGATACAAGTAACCCTGATGTTGCTGTCTTGCGTAGATATTGGAATGGTCGATGGATTGAAGCAACACCAAATGATGTTGAAAAATTAGGTGGTATAACAAGAGAGAAAGCGCTATTCAGTGAATTAAACAATATTTTTATTAATTTATCTATACAACACGCTAGTCTTTTGTCAGAAGCTACAGAATTACTGAATAGCGAGTACTTAGTAGATAATGATTTGAAAGCGGACTTACAAGCAAGTTTAGACGCTGTGATTGATGTTTATAATCAAATTAAAAATAATTTAGAATCTATGACACCCGAAACTGCAACGATTGGTCGGTTGGTAGATACAAAAACTTTATTTCTTGAGTATAGAAAGAAATTACAAGATGTTTATACAGATGTAGAAGATGTCAAAATCGCCATTTCAGATAGATTTAAATTATTACAGTCACAATACACTGATGAAAAATATAAAGAAGCGTTGGAAATAATAGCAACAAAATTTGGTTTAACGGTGAATGAAGATTTGCAGTTAGTCGGAGAACCTAATGTTGTTAAATCAGCTATTGAAGCAGCTAGAGAATCCACAAAAGAACAATTACGTGACTATGTAAAAACATCGGACTATAAAACAGACAAAGACGGTATTGTTGAACGTTTAGATACTGCTGAAGCTGAGAGAACGACTTTAAAAGGTGAAATCAAAGATAAAGTTACGTTAAACGAATATCGAAACGGATTGGAAGAACAAAAACAATATACTGATGACCAGTTAAGTGATTTGTCCAATAATCCTGAGATTAAAGCAAGTATTGAACAAGCAAATCAAGAAGCGCAAGAAGCTTTAAAATCATACATTGATGCTCAAGATGATCTTAAAGAGAAGGAATCGCAAGCGTATGCTGATGGTAAAATTTCGGAAGAAGAGCAACGCGCTATACAAGATGCTCAAGCTAAACTTGAAGAGGCAAAACAAAACGCAGAACTAAAGGCTAGAAACGCTGAAAAGAAAGCTAATGCTTATACAGACAACAAGGTCAAAGAAAGCACAGATGCACAGAGGAGAACACTGACTCGCTATGGTTCTCAAATTATACAAAATGGTAAGGAAATCAAATTAAGAACTACTAAAGAAGAGTTTAATGCAACCAATCGTACACTTTCAAATATATTAAACGAGATTGTCCAAAACGTTACAGATGGAACAACAATCAGATATGATGATAACGGAGTGGCTCAAGCTTTAAATGTGGGGCCACGTGGTATTAGATTAAATGCTGATAAAATTGATATTAACGGTAATAGAGAAATAAACCTTCTTATCCAAAATATGCGAGATAAAGTAGATAAAACCGATATTGTCAACAGCCTTAATTTATCAAGAGAGGGTCTTGATATCAATGTTAATAGAATTGGAATTAAAGGCGGTAACAATAACAGATATGTTCAAATACAGAATGATTCTATTGAACTAGGTGGTATTGTGCAACGAACTTGGAAAGGCAAACGATCAACCGATGATATATTCACACGTCTTAAAGATGGACATCTAAGGTTTAGAAATAATACCGCAGGCGGTTCACTTTATATGTCACATTTTGGTATTTCAACATATATTGATGGAGAAGGCGAAGACGGAGGTTCATCCGGTACTATTCAATGGTGGGATAAAACTTACAGTGATAGCGGTATGAATGGCATAACAATCAATTCCTATGGTGGTGTCGTTGCACTAACGTCAGATAATAATCGGGTTGTTCTGGAGTCTTACGCTTCATCGAATATCAAAAGCAAACAGGCACCGGTGTATTTATATCCAAACACAGACAAAGTGCCTGGATTAAACCGATTTGCATTCACGCTGTCTAATGCAGATAATGCTTATTCGAGTGACGGTTATATTATGTTTGGTTCTGATGAGAACTATGATTACGGTGCGGGTATCAGGTTTTCTAAAGAAAGAAATAAAGGTCTTGTTCAAATTGTTAATGGACGATATGCAACAGGTGGAGATACAACAATCGAAGCAGGGTATGGCAAATTTAATATGCTGAAACGACGTGATGGTAATAGGTATATTCATATACAGAGTACAGACCTACTGTCTGTAGGTTCAGATGATGCAGGAGATAGGATAGCTTCTAACTCAATTTATAGACGTACTTATTCGGCCGCAGCTAATTTGCATATTACTTCTGCTGGCACAATTGGGCGTTCGACATCAGCGCGTAAATACAAGTTATCTATCGAAAATCAATATAACGATAGAGATGAACAACTGGAACATTCAAAAGCTATTCTTAACTTACCTATTAGAACGTGGTTTGATAAAGCTGAGTCTGAAATTTTAGCTAGAGAGCTGAGAGAAGATAGAAAATTATCGGAAGACACCTATAAACTTGATAGATACGTAGGTTTGATTGCTGAAGAGGTGGAGAATTTAGGATTAAAAGAGTTTGTCACGTATGATGACAAAGGAGAAATTGAAGGTATAGCGTATGATCGTCTATGGATTCATCTTATCCCTGTTATCAAAGAACAACAACTAAGAATCAAGAAATTGGAGGAGTCAAAGAATGCAGGATAACAAACAAGGATTACAAGCTAATCCTGAATATACAATTCATTATTTATCACAGGAAATTATGAGGTTAACACAAGAAAACGCGATGTTAAAAGCGTATATACAAGAAAATAAAGAAAATCAACAATGTGCTGAGGAAGAGTAATCTTTAGCACTATTTTTATACAAAAATTTAAGGAGGTCATTTAATTATGGCAAAAGAAATTATCAACAATACAGAAAGGTTTATTTTAGTACAAATCGACAAAGAAGGTACAGAACGTGTAGTATATCAAGATTTCACAGGAAGTTTTACAACTTCTGAAATGGTTAACCATGCTCAAGATTTTAAATCTGAAGAAAACGCTAAGAAAATTGCGGAGACGTTAAATTTGTTATATCAATTAACTAACAAAAAACAACGTGTGAAAGTAGTTAAAGAAGTAGTTGAAAGATCAGATTTATCTCCAGAGGTAACAGTTAACACTGAAACAGTATGAAAAGCTATGAGTTAGATACTCATAATCTTTATTCTTTTAGAAAGCGGGTGTACTGAATTGGGGTGGTTCAAAAAACACGAACATGAATGGCGCATCAGAAGGTTAGAAGAGAATGATAAAACAATGCTCAGCACACTCAACGAAATTAAATTAGGTCAAAAAACCCAAGAGCAAGTTAACATTAAATTAGATAAAACCTTAGATGCTATTCAAAAAGAAAGAGAAATAGATGAAAAGAATAAGAAAGAAAATGATAAGAACATACGTGATATGAAAATGTGGGTGCTTGGTTTAGTTGGGACGATATTTGGGTCGCTAATTATAGCATTATTGCGTATGCTTATGGGCATATAAGAGAGGTGAATAAAATGTTTAAACTAATCTTTGGTTATAGTTTCTGGACATGTTTTTGGTTCGGTAAATGTAAATAAGTTTTAGTCAGTGCTTCGGTACTGACTTTTTATTTATTGTTGTAATTATGGTAATATGCAGAAGTGAGCAAGTTGGATAGATGGTGTGGCTATCTGAGTATAAGGAGGTGGTGCCTATGGTGGCATTACTGAAATCTTTAGAAAGGAGACGCCTAATGATTACAATTAGTACCATGTTGCAGTTTGGTTTATTCCTTATTGCATTGATAGGTCTAGTAATCAAGCTTATTGAATTAAGCAATAAAAAATAACCATCGCTAACTTTGGCTGGTTTCGATGGTTAAATGGTTATTAATTTAATCTTTAATCTAAAATAGCCACCGTCTTTTTAACGGGCTCATTAGGGTAACATGTTTGCGCATGTTGCCCTTTTTCTATATATAAATTAACACACCATAATATAAATATCAAATAGACGGCTTATTAGTCGTCTTTTTATTTTGGATAAAAGGAGATAAGAATATGATTAATTGGAAAATTAGAATGAAACAAAAATCGTTTTGGGTAGCGATATTGTCAGCTATCTTTTTATTTGCTCAAAACATCGCAAAAGCTATTGGGTATGATATCCAAGTTTATACAGAGCAATTAACAGACGGTTTAAACGCTATATTAGGATTTTTAGTATTAACTGGTGTGATTCAAGACCCGACTACTAAAGGTATAGGTGATAGCCACCAAGCTTTAGAATATGAAGAACCAAGAAGAAAATACTAGGAGGTAAAATAATGAAAACATACAGTGAAGCAAGAGCAAGGTTACGTTGGTATCAAGGTAGATATATTGATTTTGACGGTTGGTATGGTTACCAATGTGCAGATTTAGCAGTTGATTACATTTATTGGTTGTTAGAAATTAGAATGTGGGGAAATGCAAAAGATGCAATCAATAACGATTTTAAAAACATGGCAACAGTATATGAAAACACACCATCGTTTGTTCCACAAATAGGTGATGTGGCTGTATTTACCAAAGGAATATATAAACAATACGGTCATATTGGTTTAGTGTTTAATGGTGGTAATACAAACCAATTTTTAATTTTGGAACAGAACTATGACGGTAACGCAAATACGCCTGCAAAGTTACGTTGGGATAATTATTACGGCTGTACTCACTTTATTAGACCTAAGTATAAAAGTGAGGGCTTAATGAATAAGATCACAAATAAAGTTAAACCACCTGCTCAAAAAGCAGTCGGTAAATCTGCAAGTAAAATAACAGTTGGAAGTAAAGCGCCTTATAACCTTAAATGGTCAAAAGGTGCTTATTTTAATGCGAAAATCGACGGCTTAGGTGCTACTTCAGCCACTAGATACGGTGATAATCGTACTAACTATAGATTCGATGTTGGACAGGCTGTATACGCGCCTGGAACATTAATATATGTGTTTGAAATTATAGATGGTTGGTGTCGCATTTATTGGAACAATCATAATGAGTGGATATGGCATGAGAGATTGATTGTGAAAGAAGTGTTTTAATATAATGTTTGCTTAAATGTTGTATTGTGATATAATAACATTATTCTTTAGATAACATTACTCTCAAGATTTAAATGTGCATAACAGGCAGGTACTTCGGTACTTGCCTATTTTTTTTTATGTTATAATTACATGCGTATATAGTAGGAGTGAACTATATAGCCCGGCAGAGGCCATATATCTGGCTGTTGGTCTCACAGGAGACATCTTCCTTGTCATCACTCGATACATATATCTTGATAACATAGAGTTGTTACAGTCGCTACAACCGTATCTTAATCGATACGGTTATATTTATTCCCCTACAACCAACAAAACCACAGATCCTATTAATTTAGGATTGTGGTTATTTTTTGCGTTTTTTCGGGGCAAAAAAAGGGCAGATTATTTGAAAAAGGGCAAACGCTTGTGGAAAATCTAAAAGGTTAAAAATGACAAAAACCTTGATACAACAGTGTTTTTGGACGCTCGTGTACGTTAGAGAATGACCGGTTTACCAATCATACAAGGATGGGATCATGTCGATTTTATCGGTGTAGATTTCCTAGATTTCAAGCGTAAAGGTGCAGAACTCGCCAACTTCTATACAGGTATTATAAATGACTTGTTGCGTGTTGAAGCAACTGAAGGTAAAGGTACACAATTGAAAGCAAGTTAA